GTCAAGGTCAAGGACGATAACCTGGAAGTAGATTACACGGCCTCCAACGAGCAGGCTCCTCCCCCACCTCCTGAAGCGACTCAAACGCCCACATGAACCTCGACGCAGACGACATCATCCAGATCCTAACCAGCCAGCGCAACGCCGCTCTTGATGAAATCGTCAAGATGGGGGCGATGATCAAGGCGCTGGAGCGGAAACTCAAGGAATCGCCGCCGGTCGCCGACCCGTCCGAACCTGTAGCCTAGCAGGCAAAAACTACGCCCCTAGCAGCCTATCGAGCTGTCTAGGGGCGTAGCAGGTCTAAGAGACAGGTTTTGTAGCGATTCTAGGAATCCATATGGACTAGGCTACGCCGGGGAGCGTAGAAAACCTGTCTCTAGAACCTGTCCGGGATGCGCTGCTCGTAGCCGGGGGCGAGACCAGCGAGATTCTCCTGTTCCCGCGCCCTCTGCTGTGAACTGGTGACCGTAGACAGGATGACCTGGTCAGATGCTTTCATCGCCCTCCGCTCCTGCCCATCCTTGAACTCCTTGAGGCTGGCCTCCTCCCGCTCCACGACCTCGATGTACTTGTTGAGGAAGTGCTGGGCCTTCTTCAGGTCCTCGATGCCGTTCTTTTTCTTCCAGCGCTCGACGTACTTGGTGATCTGGTACTGGTAGAAGTCCCAGCCGAGCCGCCAGGCCCTGTCCCAGTGCTGCTCCCCACTCTTGTCGTAGTGGGAACCGCCGATCTGGATGTCGTTAATGCTTTGTTGCTTTTCCATCTTGAAACTCCTCAAATGGGAAGAATGGGCTGCCGACCAGCATTGCGATTAGCTGGCCTGCAGCGGGCAGCTTCTTGACCTCCTTGCTGTTCTTGTACAACTCTGCGCAGAAGTTGATTCCGCGCTCCAGGATGGGGATGAAGTTCACGTTGCCGACGCTGATCTCCTCCATGCACTTGAAGCAGAGGTCCATCATGTCGGCGAACTTGAACTCGTCCTGGTAAATCTTGGCCAGCCCTGGAAACTCATAGTGGGCCTCGACCGTGCCCTCCGCGTCCTTCAAAGCCTCAGCTAGCTTGGGGAAATTCCACTTCGCCGTCGCCGGGACATCCCCTGTAGCCATCTCAGCAGCGTCGTGGAACAGCGCGTACTTCAGCAGCGCCATCGGCGGCTCGTCATACATGAAGAACAGGATCGTCATGACGCCGAAGGTGTGGTGACCTACGGTCTCAGGATTGACGACCGTCCTGACGGTATGGAACCGCTTGATGTGCGCCGCGTCACGCAGCAGGCCGAACGTATCAAGCTTCATTGTTCTCCTCCTTTCCTGCCAACCGGCGCTCTAGCCACATGCAACAGGCCATCGACCAGTCTACGTCGTGGATTTTCTGGGCGTAGTGGAGGGCAAGATGATCATCGCCGGACTTGTGAGCATTCCAAGATAGCAACATAGGCTCAGCGTTGTCTCGTAGGATGCGACACCGGTACGGCTCATCTGTATCAAGTCTTTCCTCCACGAATCGACTGGCCTCGTCCAGATCAAACGTGTTGGGGCTAAAGGCCCATCGGTTGAACGAGGGACGGTCGTAGTACCAGCGCGAGGGATACCTGCTCCACTTGTCCTCCCCATCCCAGCCCTCATAGATGTGCAGATTGTTGGTAAACTGGTAGTAGTTGCCCACTCCCCACTCTAGTGCTCCGGCCATGTACTCCTGGAGGATCGACATGTGAACCATGTTCGCTCCGAGCATCCCCCAGACCAGGTCGTTAGACCTGTTACAGACCGTCATATGGAGGGCATGCTCGTGCTGCCGGAAGTAGATGTGGGTATTGCAGGGCTTGTCCTTCGACTCAACCATCAAGTCGAGGTGCGGGTCCCACATGGCGATCACGGCGCGGCGCGTACCTGGATCCTTGCGAAGCTGGTGAATCACCTCCTCCACTTGATCCACTTCGAACGCCTGACGCCAGCGGTAGCCATACGCTCCGCGTAGCGTGATGCCGTCGTCAGAGTAGGTGCGAATGTTCTTCGCAAACATTGCCGGAAAATCCACATTTTCCGCTCCGGACAGCATCCAGATCGCCTCCATGTAATGGAAGAACGGGTTGGCGTCACGCTTGGGGTCAAACAGCACTCGCCGGTACGGGGTCGTGTGAGTGATGAGGACCGGGGCGGGGAAGGTGAGCGCCGATCCGTTGCGCGTATACTCCCACGACGCATAGTTGTGCTTGATGGTGTGAAGTTCACTGAACGCCTCGTTGACGTCGTGGTACGAGAATGCTAGGGGATAGCCTGAGTAAGTAGTCATGCGTTCCAGAGCCTGTGGAATGTGGAGGGGTAGTACACGTTGATGTTGAAGGCGTTGGTCCGGTCGTACCTGACCGTAGCCAGCCGGTAGCCCCGGCTCAGATCCAGAATGTGGACCGGCAACTTCTCGGTGGTCGCCAGGGTAATCGCCTTGGCGACGGCTACTCTGAGGCGCTTGTACCGGAACCGAGGATCAACGACCCTGTTGTTCTTGGCGTTGACGAGACTGATGAATTTCGCACCTGACATTGTTCTCTCCTGATGGCGGGCGATATGCCCGAATCCTATTATACTACGTCCCACGATAACCGGCGCGTGGCTTTCCCTGGCCTAGCTTGACCCTCATGTACTTGTCGAATTCGCAGAGGCAATTCTGAATGTCCTGGAGGCAGATTTCAAAGCAGATGTCCAGCTCCTCCCGTACCTTCAGCATCTCCTTGACGGCCTGTTCCTGAGGGATGTTCTGGGCGATCTTGCGGTCATGGAGGCGATTCAACCCACGCATAGAGCCGGGGCCGACCGCTGCCCAATCCCACCAATCTGCAGCGTCGTCTAGGTGGACGGTCTGCTTCAGGTCGGCGATGATCTGACCAGCAATGAACGGGCCCACGCAGGGATACTTCTCCCCCATTATCACTTCCCAGCTCTTCTGGATGGACTTCGGGTCAAGAACCGGAGGCTTGCGGAAGTAACACTCCGCGTTGCCTACGACCCACACATTCTTCCTCACCCCCGTCGGGCCGGCAGTGATCATGTACGCGCCGGTGTAGACCTTGCTCCCCGACTGCTGGATACGGTCCATGACGTCGATCATGTGAACGGGGTCGAACACGTGTGGGAAGCCGATCCTGTCCAGGGTCTGAGGCCAGTTGATCGTCCGACCCAGGATGATGGCCGGGACGAAGTTGGGCTCAGTCCAGTAGCGGGGATGGCGCCAATTCTGGGCGAACCAGCGGGTGACGAAGTCATCCTCCCGCTTGACGTTGCAGAACCTGTATTGCTGGAAGATCGGGTCGTCAGACCACGGCTTGGGGTCGTTGCGCTCCTTCTTCTCCAGGATACGGTTGCGCTCGTAGATCCAGTATTTCAGCATCCCGAGTTGTTCACGATTCATGGGATAAACCTCGCGTTGACATCATTGAGGAAGTCAATGAGTATCTCAGTCTGCCGGATAGCCCCGACCAATTGATCGTGAGTCCTAGACATCCCATCCCGCATGGGCTTATCCTGCCCCTTAGTCTGAACCGACGGGGGAGCGGGCACGAGAATAGTGCTGAACTTGCTCTCCAGACGCTCCACCGTAGCCAAAGCGTGAGTCAGTCGGTCGTTCAATTGGTCGAGCAGATTGTTAAGTCCGTCAGGATTGCGCTCGACCGGGGCAGCCTCGCAGGCCGGGTTAAGTTGTGACTTTCCGTAGTTCATTTGTCATCCTCCGCAAGCATATTCCAGAGTTGTTCGCCAGGCCGGGTGTGGTCGAGGATCACGACCTTGCGCTGGAAAGTGTTTTCCAGCTTCCGACGGAGGGCATCAATCTTCTTGACGCGACCGCGAGTGTTGGCCTCGTCCAAGGGCTTGAGGTTTCCCTTGGCTATACGCCGCGCCTTGACTCGCTCAATGCAGACTTCGATTGGAGTGTCGAGGAAGGCAAAAACGTGGTCGGCCCCGTATCGCTCAGAGGCGACCCCAAGCCGTCCATAATACTCGGAGCTGAGGAGTCCCTCATATACCACGTGACCCAGGTCGGCGTAGTGATGCAAGAGCCGGATGTGTTCTTCCACATCTGATATGGAGTCCATTCCCCCACAAACTGCGGTGTAAGGTCCGAGGACGTAGACAGGAGTCTTGACGCCTGGTAGGCAGCATTCATACGCTTCTGGTCTCCTTCCATTGATGTCGTAAATGGGGGTAGGGACAACCACTGCCCGGGACATGAGCTCGCGGACTGCGGTTGTCTTCCCCGACCCGCTGGTGCCGTGTATCTTGATGATCATTTCAACTCCGTTCTGATGGCGTTCAGGAAGTGCGTTTGTGTTGCATCCTTCTGGTACAGCACTCTTGCTACGGTTCTGTCGAGTGTCTTATCTGCAAGGATTCGATGTACAAAGACTCGGTTGGAAGGTTGTCCTTGACGCCAGACCCTCTTATAAAACTGATGGTATAGGTCCAGGTCCCAAGTAAGTCCGTAGAAGCAAACATGGTGACATGCCGCTTGAAGGTTGAGTCCGTGTCCTGCGGAAGCTGGATGGCCCACAAGTACCGGCAAATCTCCTCGATTGAACGCATCGATCATCCTTTCAAGCTTGGGTCCTGAGGCTCCGGTGAGGCAGGGTGTTCCGGGTAACGCTCTTTGTATTCTTTCCAGGTCGTGT